CGGGTTTTTCCAGCTCCGCATCCACATCAAACTCATCATCGTGAATGCCATCTTTCAAGGAATCCTTAAACAGGTCATCCAGTTCAGAGGGATCAAAACCTGTAAGGGAAACATCAAAGTCTGCACCTTGCAGATCAGCGATAAGAAGGGCTAGCTTATCCTTGTCCCAGTCGCCACTGATTTTATTAAGAGCAATGTTGAGGGCTTTTTCTTTATCTTCATCCATCTCGATGACCACACACTCAACTTCAGTCATTCCTAAATCTAGGAGTACTTTAAGTCTCTGGTGGCCCCCTACAACTCTGCCAGTAGTCTTGTTCCAGATGACTGGTTCAACATAACCAAACTGCTCAATGGAACGCTTTAATTTATCGTACTCTGCATCCCCAGGTTTTAAATCCTTACGTGGATTATAGTCAGCGGGAAGTAAGAGCTTAGTTTTCAGTTTTTCAATCTTCATATCTTTCCGCCACCTTTCTTAGATTTAGATTGAAGTCCACGTTCTCCCATGAGAAGAGAGAGGAGTTGAAATGACCGTAGGTTGCAGTATCGGAGTAGATTGCGTTTCTTAGACGTAGCTTTTCAATGATAGCAGCTGGACGTAAGTTGAAGATCTCTTTTACCAGATCACTTAAATCTTCATCACTGATTTTTCCCGTGCCAAAGGCTGTCACATTCATTGCCACTGGGTTTGCTTTACCGATGGCATAAGAAATAGCGACCTCACATTTATCAGCAAGCCCGCTCCAAACAATATTTTTAGCAATGTATCTAGCCATATAAGCACCACTTCTATCAACCTTAGTTGGGTCCTTTCCACAGAGCGCCCCACCACCATGAGAAGCCAGACCACCATAGGTGTCCACCATGATTTTTCTGCCAGTCAGCCCGGTATCAGCAGCAGGGCCTCCTTCAACAAATCTGCCAGATGGATTGATGAGTATTTCGGTGTCATCATCCAGTGGGAAATCCTCAAAGCACTGCCAGAGCACATTATTTAAAATATCTGATTCTAGCTGCTTTTGTATTTTATCCTTATGGTGCTGAACAGAAACCACAACAGTCTTAACGCGGATAGGTTTATCTCCGTCATACTCGACCGTTACTTGGGCTTTGCCGTCGGGCAGGATACCTTTGATGATTTTTCCTTTTCTACACTCATCAATGCGCTTAACGATTCTATGAGAGAGAAGTAAAGGTAGAGGAAGGAGTTCACGAGTTTCATTGGTAGCATAGCCATATACAGTGCCTTGATCACCAGCACCGATGGAACCGTACGGATCAACAATTCCATTTCTTGCTTCAAGTTCTGTATCTACGCCAGCAGCAATATCTACACTTTGGTGATGTACAAATACAAATACTGTAAATCTCCATGGATTATAGCCCACCTCACGAAGTACATTTTTTACGATAAGGCGGATGTTAATTTTTTCGCTGCAGGTGATCTCGCCCGCCACGATGATTTTACCTTTGGTAGCCATGACCTCACAGGCCACACGTGAAACTTTGTCTCTGCGAAGGCAAGCATCCAAAATGCTGTCAGCGATTAAATCAGAAAGCTTATCAGGATGTCCCTTGCAGACACTTTCTGCGGTTCTGTAGTTTTTACTCATATCATTATCTCCCATCTTTTTTTTATTTTCCCCTACGAGCAGAAAGAAGTCTCTCCATTACATCATCCTGAGGATTTGCTCCTTTGTAATCGCCAGTACAGTTTTCTTTTACGATCTGGAATATCTCAAACCATAGACGATTGGTTTGGTTCATGTAGTTCTGGCCCATGGATACATAAGGACTTTGAATGGCATTTCCTGTGGTGGGGTGTTTTGCTAGAAATCCGTATTCTGTGATAGCTTCTTCACATTGAATCCAACGGGCAACACTCATGGCATACCGTTCAAGGAGCTGTGGAGAAACCAGAGCAGCACAGCCACGCTTATCCAGCCACTGCCATGTGGCCTTGTAGATTTCACCAGCCACCAGAGCCTTACCATCTTTTTGAATGGCCTCAAGCATTTTATTTGGTTCAGGCATTTCTTGTCCCTCAAGATCTGCAGTATCGGAAAACTCCATCACCGTCAGTTTCCTGCCACCGAGATTGCCTTCGGCTATTTTGTCAGCCAGAGGTTTCTTTTTTGCCCCTGCACCAACACGAGCACCACCTCTGTTCGTACCGTCTTTTGCCAATGTTCACACCTCCTTTACAAAGTGGGGGCTATACCCTTGTTTGAATCTGCGTTTTTTAACACGACACCCCAGCCCGCTGTCCACAATTTTTAGTCGTAGGGATTTAGGTACCCGCACCCCACCGGTCACCACTTTCAGCAGTGATCTTAGAGTGACATGACTTACAAAGGGCCATTAGGTTACTGGTTTCATTGCCACCGCCTTTGGAGAGCGGTAGGATGTGGTGGACTTCTTCAGCAGCTTTAATTCTTCCATTCCTATCACACTCTTCGCAAAGAGGATGGGCTTTGATGTAGCGGTCCCTGATACGCTTCCATGACCTGCCGTAACGTTTGTTTGACGCAGGGTCACGTTGGTACTGGTTGTAGCGTTTTGTTACCACTTTCTTATGCTCGGCGCAGTACTCTCCGCTGTCTGCAAGCCGACCGCAGCCTGGGTAAGCACAAGGACGCTTAGGTTTGTATGGCATGGGTTAACCTCCTTTTGGGCATAAGAAAAGCCCTCGTGGGGTTTTCCCATGAAGGCTTGGTTTTAATTCTATTTCTCTAATTATATACTATCGAAAAAAACAGTTGTACTCAAGTGGACTTATGTGGACTTTACTATCCTCTTTGTAGATTTTCTTATTTTTACGCCATCCCATTCTTATTCTCCCTTCCAGCCAATACAGCATCTACAGCTCTAAGCGCTTTACGGTGAAGCTTAAGGACCCAGCTTACAGAATAATCAAGGTCATAAGCAATATCTTCCCAAGGCTGATATGACAGGTAACGTTTCTCAAGAATCAGCCTGTATTCAATATTATTCACACCTTGGATGATCTCAATAATGTTAATCTTACACTTTAGAAGTTTGGCGAGATCATCGTTCAAATTGTTTTTAATATCTATAATTTTACAGACAGCATCTGCCATATGAGATACTGATTGGCTAGGGTTGTTAGGCATTCCATTTATGGCCGAAGTACAGTTCATAGCCATATTCTCCAGGGATGCAACTTGTTCAAGCTTACTGTTTATTCTTTGATCTAATCGATAGGCTTTACTAAGATATTCTTTAGCATTCATTCTTAACCTCCTCTTTAAGTTTTCGGATTAGTATCTCCGGTTCTACCGTGGTAAGTTCTCTATACCATTCAGAGTGGAAGAACCTCTTCACCTCAGCTATTGTGTATTTTGAAGGCTCATAGTTCGGATGCTTCTTTAGTTTTTTCAAAGCGTTCCTGTAGTCCTTGACGGCTTGTAAGACTATGGCGTTGGCTAAGTTTTCATATGGATCAATCATTGATTCACCTCCAGTTTTGCTTTTACTGCCTCAATCAAAGTTGCCTGAGTTTTTTCTTTTTTACTTAGTGCATCCATAACATTTTCATCTATAGTGTCTCTAGCAATGATGTGATGAATGACAACCGTGTCCTTTTGCCCTTGCCTATAAAGTCTGGCATTGGTTTGCTGATATAACTCTAAAGACCAGGTAAGACCAAACCATATAAGGGTGGAGCCACCACTCTGAAGATTAAGTCCATGTCCAGCACTTGCTGGATGAATAACAGCTACGGGAATCTCTCCTTCATTCCACTCTTCAATGTCCTTTGATGACTTTAGCTGCCTTACAAGAAATCTCTTCTGGATGCGTTCCAGATCATGCTTGTACCAATAAGCCACAAGGACCGGTTTTCCGTTGGCCCCTTCAATCAGGTCCTCCAGTGCATCCAGTTTTCTATCGTGAATAAAATGCGCCTTGTTCTTCTCATCATAGACAGCACCGTTTGCCATCTGCAGGAGTTTTCCGGAAAGTACTGCGGCATTTACTGCATCGATTTCTTCTGCTCCTAAACTTGCTACCATATCATCTCTAAACCCAAAATAAATGGCCCGTTCTTTTTTATTCAGATATACTGGAACTTCATTTATGATGCACTCCGGCATTTTGAGATAATCCGAAGACTTCATGGAAATCGTAATATCCGATATTTGGTTATAAATTTTTTCTTCAGCTCCTGGCAGGAGTTTATATGAAAAGATGATCTGACCATTTCGTTTATCCGGTTTAAAGTATGCATTTCTATAGTGGGTTATATATCTACCGAGTCTTTGGCCCATATCAAGAACTCGAAACTCTGCCCATAAATCCATAAGACCATTTGTTGATGGTGTTCCAGTTAGACCTACTATTCTTTTCACTTTAGGCCTTACTTTTAAAAGACTTTTAAAACGCTTAGCACTGTGAGACTTAAAGGATGATAATTCATCAATGACCACCATATCAAAATCAAATGGTATGCCACTTTTATTTATAAGCCAGTCTACATTTTCACGATTAATAATATAAAC